TATGGTCATTGTTTTATGATTTTAGATAAACCGAATCTAACATTAGGAACAAGAGCAGAAGAATTACAACAAGAAGTTAGACCATACATATCAATCGTAACACCTGAGAATGTTTTAGATTGGAATTTTAAAAGAGAACCTAATGGTAAGTATGTATTAGACTATTTAAAGATAAGAGAAGAAGTTGATAAAGATGGGGGAACATATATGAGAGTTTGGTATCCTGATAGAATAGATACTTTGTATATGGAAGAAAGATCAGAACCTGTCGTTATAGATACTGCCGATAATCTGATTGGCAAAATACCAGCAGTTATTTTATACAATTCTAAATCGCATAAGAAAGGAATTGGTCAATCAGACCTAACAGATATAGCAGATTTACAAAAAGCGATTTACAATGAATACTCAGAGATAGAACAATTAATTAGATTATCAAACCACCCATCATTAGTTAAGACTCCAAGTGTTAATGCAAGTGCTGGTGCTGGTGCAATAATAGAAATGCCTGAGGAAATAGAACCAAACTTAAAACCATATTTACTTCAACCTAATGGTTCTAATTTAAATTCAATTATGACATCAATAGAAAACAAAGTTAATTCAATAAATAGAATTGCACATATTGGTGCAGTTAGAACTACAAAGACACAAGTAAGTTCAGGTATAGCTTTACAAACAGAATTTGAATTACTAAATGCAAGACTATCTGACAAAGCAGATAACTTAGAATTAGCAGAAGAGCAAATATTTAGATTATACGCACAGTTTCAAAACACAACATTTGATGGAGAGATAGATTACCCTGACTCATTTAACATTAGAGATTATGCAAGTGATCTAATGTTCTTCCAACAAGCCAAAGCATCAGGAGTTGAATCAGCTACACTAACTAAAGAGATTGACAAAGAGATAGCAAGAGCAATCGTAGATAATGATGAGAAGCTAAGTGAAATCTTTGAAGAAATAGATACCAAACCTGAGGTGGGTTCTTTTACACAAGATGAACCACAGCAAGAAGATCAAGAAGTAGAAGAAGAACAGATATAAAAAAGGCGACCATAGAGATCGCCTTAATTTATTTAATTAACTATTGCTAACTTACAGTTGTTAGTTCCATCATCAAGAACTTCTATTGTAAAATCATCAATAGGTTTATTACCAAGCCAATATGGTAAATCTTTTTTGCTATCTAAATATTGTAACAACATTTTATAACAATATCTTTTAGTGAGTTCCAGATCATCTCCTACTGCGTATGCTCTTATGACACCACTATGATCTTTAGCACCTACCATATATTTATATGTACGTTCTTTTTTCATTTCTCAAATTACCCCCTTTTTTACTATTATACCATACGCACTTTTTCAAAATGCTCTAGAAGTAAGCAAAGTGAATTAAGGCAGAAAATAATCCGCATGGCAGTAGGTAAAAAAAAATGAAAAAAAAGCTTTTTTGGGTTTTGCCAAAAAAAAAGGCGACCCGCTTTAGAGCCGCCTTTTTAAGGTTTTTGTTAAGATTTAAACTTCGTTATTTTTGAAGAAACCATTGTGACTTTAGGTGGGTTTTTTTCTCTTGGGTACTCTCCACTAAAATCAACTTCAGTATCAACATAATCTTTAAATGATTTATTGCTCATATAAAATAAATCTGAATAAGCTTCACAATATTCATTTAAGGGATAATCAAATACATCAATACCTGTATAGCCCAACCTTGATTTTGTAGCTGACATATTTACAAACGTCCAACCTTTGGTGATGTAAATATCATCTTCAGTTATTGCTTTTTGTACTTTTTCTCCAGCAAAAGAATAATAATTTAATGCTTCTGCTATTTCTTTTTTTGTCTTATACATGTTGTCTCCTGTTTTTTTGTTATACATATTCAAAATATACTTATGATTATTGCCACAATCTTGTGTAATACACACTTTAGTTTTGGACGATAATAAGGTAGAACAATCTAGGAACAGATTATGGCAGATATAGTTCAGAAAAGCACAGAATACCGCATAAAACAAATTGAACTCGCAGAAGCTAAATACTACAAAACTTTGACTTCAACATTAGATAGGATTGAAAGAGAGGTAGTATCTTTAGCCAATAGAGATTTACCTACACAAGATGGTAAGCTTATAGAATTACAAGCGGCAATAGCCATAAGACCTAAAATAAAACAAATCATAGATGCTGAATATTTACCTTTTGCAGATCAAGTAGTTAGAGAGGGATTTAATAAACAAGCTAAGAGAGTTGAAAAAGGTTTTAAGGCAGTATTAGAAAGAGCAAGAAAAAGAAATAAAGTTACAGCAAAAGATTTAGCAGTTTTTTCAGAATTAACTAAAGGTGATCTTGCTTTAGTACAAAATTTAAAGCAACAATATTACACACAATTTAAAGACGTATCAAATACTTTTACAAGAAGATTATCAGAAAAGGTTTATCAGAATACTTTAGTTGGTTCTGAATTTACAGTTTTAGAGAAAGAATTACGACAAACTATAAATGGTATTTATGCTAGTTCAGATGATGCAGAAGCGAATCGTTTGGTAAGTTTTATAGACGATAACAAGTTTAAAAAATCTATGCAATCAAGAGTTGATAAAGCAGTTCAAACATTACAAACTAAATTTGCAAGAGATCGTGCTGGTGAGAATATGAAAAGATATGCTGGTCAGATATTAAACGACTCTTTGCGTGATTTTGATGCTACTTTAAACTTTAATAAGTCAAAAGATGCTGGTCTTACATTTGTAAAATACTATGGAGATGTTATACCCACAACAAGAGATATTTGCAGAAGATTGGTAAATGGTGTAATAAAATCAAAGAGAAACGATGGTCTTTTTACGATTGATGAAGTAAGAAAAATATGGTCATCAAGAAGTTGGTCAGGCAAAAAAGCTGGAGAC